TTTTTATAGCTAGTTCCACTACAGAGAATTTAAGACTTTATGTTTATGATGACGGGGCTTATGGTTTTTGGGACAACGTATCAGTAAAAGAAGTAATAGACACCAACAACATTCCAAGAATAAGCTATGATAGTAATGGAGATAATGGTCATATATTGTTAGAGCCTACTTCTACTAATCTTGTTACTTATAGTGAGACATTTGAAAATTGGACTGAACAAAATTCAAGTGTTACAACTAATACAACTACTTCTCCAAGTGGAGAAAACAACGCAAGTAAGTTAATAGAAAACAATGCAGACAATCAACATAGAATAGACTTTACTTCTACAAGTTCCGCTTCAACTGTTACTTTTTCTGTATTTCTTAAAAAAGATGAAAGACAATACGCTTGGACTAGGATTGGCTCAAGTGGTGCGAGGTTTGACTTAGATAATGGTAATATTTCTAACATTAGTGCAGATATAACTGCTGATTCTATAAATTATGGAAATGGTTGGTATAGATATATAATTACTAAAACAAGTGCATCAAGTAATGAAATATGTAGAATAAATTCATTAGAATCTCTTAGTCAAGGAGATTATCAAGGAGATGGAACGAGTGGTATATATATATGGGGCGCACAACTAGAACAACTATCCTACGCTACATCATACATACCAACACTAACTGGAAGCACAGTTACAAGAGCTACAGAGACTGCAACTGGTGCTGGTAGTGCTGACTTAATAAACTCAACAGAGGGTGTTTTATATTTTGAGGGTGCAGCTTTGGCAGAAACGTACACATCTAATTCACATATTAGCCTATCAAATGGTTCTACAAGCAATAGACTTTACTTTTACTATGAACAAAGCGGTAAATTTGGGTTTGCTGCTTTTGTGGGGAATGTTTTACAAGCCAATATTAAATATGATGGAATTATAGCAAATAATTCAAAAGTAGCTTGTAAATATAAAGAGAATGATTATGCTTTATGGGTTGATGGAGTTGAAGTTGGAGTAGATACGTCTGCAAGTGTTTGGAGTAGCGGAACTTTCGATAGGTTAAATTTTGATGGTGGAGATAGTAACAACGATTTTTACGGTAAATGCAAAGCACTAGCAGTATTTAATGAGGCTTTAAGTGATAGCGAACTAAATAATTTAACTGGCTGATGAGTTTAAGATTAACAGAAATATGCTACCCAGAGGTAAAGAGTTACTACATCGTATGGAACGATAGTGATGCGATAGTATCGTATGGAGTGCTAGAAACCTATCAATGCTTAGAGACTAAGTGGGACAATGTAGACTTATATACTAAGGAAATAGATTGGATAAACATATTAATAGATAACGGCATTAACCCATTTCCAGAGCAATGATAGTATCAGCGCAAATAGATGAGAGAGAGCTAAATTCTTTAATTAAGGACTTAGAGAAACTTAATATGTCTGATAGTAAAAACAAGACACTATTGAGACAAGGTTTGCGTAAAGCTGCAAAGCCTATACTACAAGAGCTTAAATCTATTGTGCCAGTTGAATCTAAACAACTTAAAAAGTCTTTAGGTATAATTAATGGTAAGAACATAAAAGGCAAACCACCTACAGTATATATAGGACCAAGAGTTAAAAAATCATTTGCTAGTAAAGAGAAGTCTGGATTTTATTTCTATTTCTTAGAGTATGGATTTCAAGGAATACCAGGTCTAAGAATGTTAGATAAGACTGCTGCTAGTAAAGGTAACACAGCTATTAATAGCGTAATAGGAGAAATAAAAAAACTCATTGACAAAAGAATGAAGTAATGGAGATAGGAAAAGTAATATATAATATTTTAAGCAATAACTCTAACGTAGCTCCTTTAGTTACTACAAGTGGTAACTTAAGAATATTTCCTAGTCGTTACAATTTCCCTACTGACGTTAAGTTACCATATATTACTTATCAGATGTTTGCAGATGAGCCTAACAACACTAAGAACGGAGTAAGTACTTATGACTATGTAAGAGTTCAGATAAGCATATATCACAATAGCTACGCTGATATGACAACTCTAGCTGGTCACGTTAGAACAGCTCTAGACTACGTTAGTGGCACTTATAGTGGTGTAGTAGTAGATAAGATATTTTACCAAGACCAGAACGAGCTTTACGATGATAGTGCTGGTTCTATTGGTTTGTATGGTATTGCACAAGATTACAGATTTAACATAAATAGATAAATATGGAAACCTATAAAGTAAAGATAAAAAAGAACATTGAATGTAGAGGAGTAGAATACAAAGAAGGCGAATCTTACAAAGTAGTAAGAGCAGTCTTTAACTTCTTACAGCATAACGATGCAATAGATACAACAAAGAAAAAGTCTAAGAAGAAGGAAACTTCTGAGGATTTAGATATTAGCTAATTTATGAATTTAAAATTTTAAAAAATGATTTTTAACGGAACGGATTTAATCCTAAAAGTCAGTCCCGCTTCTGCTGGGGTGGCTGTAAAACTGATGCACTCACAGAATGTATCATTAAGTATGAACGTAGATACAATAGACATCTCAACTAAAGACTCTGCTGGTTTCAGAGATTTGTTAGGTGGTCAAAAATCTTTCAGTCTTTCGGCTGATGGTCTTATGGACTTCTCAGCAACTGCTGGAGATACTGATGTGCAAGAATTATTTACTCAAGCGTTGGATAGAACAGCAGTTACATTTGTATTTGGTATAGATGACGGTACTCTTTATAATATGAGTGGCTCTGGATTTATTACTTCAATTGAAGTAAGTGGAGGAACTGAAGACGCACCAACTTACTCTGTTTCAATAGAGGGAACTGGAGCATTAACTGTAGGATAATAATTTCTTTGTTGGTTGGGGTATGAGCTTAGGCTCTGCTCCAACTAGCAATAATTTAAACTAACAAAGATATGTACGAAGTAGTTATAATAAACGGAAAAGATTACCCAGTAAGATTTGGAATGAACTCATTGAGGTTATTTTGTAAAGATACTGGTAGAAGTTTAGCTGACTTAGATAAGCTAGGAGATGGTATGAGCTTAGACGATGCTTGTTATCTAATCCTAAACGGAATAAAAGACGGCTCTAGAGTGAGTGGTCAAGAATGTTCTTTAAATGTTGATGATGTCGCTGACTTGTTAGACGAAGATTTTGAGGCACTTAATAAAGTGCTAGAGATATTCTCTAATCAATTCTCTGCTAAATTTGAAACGGAGGGAAACGACAAAGCCACGAAGAAAGTGGCAAAGAAGAAGTAACTTGGGATAAGTTAGAGGCTATAGGTTATGGCTTCGGATTACTACCTCAAGACTTTTGGAGTTTAACTTTCCACGAGTTTCTCTGTATGCAGAAAGGCGTAAACGATAGAGTAGAGAAAGAACAGCAATGGGAATGGGAACGAGTGAGATGGTTGGCTTGTGTTAATTTACAGCCACATACTAAGAAAGGACAAAACCTAACTCCAGACAAGTTAATTAAATTTGATTGGGAGAAGAAACAAGTTAAGACCGACATCGAAAAACAACGACAAAGAGCAGAATATATTAAAAAGAAATACGAATTGCTAAATAAAGACAATGGCTGAGAAAACATTAAGTATTAAATTAAGTCTAAACGACAAGCAGTTTCAGAGTAAACTCAAGAAGTCTATGAGGTCTATGAAAAAGTTTGGCAATAATATGAAGTCTCTAGGTCGTACTATTTCGACTGGACTTACTTTGCCTATTATAGCTTTTGGTGCAGCTAGTGTTAAGGCTTTTGACGAACAAATAAAAGCAGAGACCAAACTTAGAACAGCTCTAGGCGATAGTGCAGAGGCTTTTGATGTATTAAAAAAACAAGCACAAGACCTACAAAAAATAACAATATTTGGAGATGAGGCTACTCTAGAAGCACAATCTTTTTTAGCACAGCTAGGACTTAATGCAGATGCAATATTAAGACTAACTCCACTTATTCAAGACTTTGCTACTGCTCAAGGTATTCAATTAACAGATGCTGCCAAATTAGTTGCTAAGTCAGTTGGTTCAAGTACTAACGCCTTAAGTCGTTACGGACTTCAAATAGAAGGAACTGTTGGAGAGCAAGATAGATTAGAGAGTGCTGTTAATGCTCTTACAAAGGCTTTTGGTGGTCAATCAGAAGCAATAGCTAAGGAGGGTCTAGGACCACTACAACAGCTTAAAAATGAGCTTGGAGATGTTTCTGAAAAGTTTGGAGAGATTATATTAGAGTTTATAGACCCATTAACAAAAGGTTTACAAAAATTATCTAAAGCAATAGGTAGTTTAACTGATGAGCAAAAAAAGAACATAGTTCAATATGGTGCTATACTTGCTGCTGCTGGACCAGTCTTAATTCTATTTGGTAGTTTAGTTACAACTATTAGTACTTTAATACCATTATTTACTGCTATAGCTGGGGCTGTTAGTTTAAGTGCTGCTCCTTTTATTGCTGCTGCTGCTGCTGTTGGTTATTTTATTAAAAGAATTGTAGACTTACAAAATGAGTACGAAGAATACAATAAAGTAGTAGGAGACTTTGAGCCTATTGCTCCTTTTGTACCTACACCTACAACACCTACAACTCCAGCGATTCAGCGTAGTAGAATACCAGAAAGAATAGAGCCAATAAAAGCAATGGCTGTAGCTTTAAAAGAAGTAAAAAATGATTTTGCTACTTTAGAACCAATAGTAGAAGATTTTGAAGAAACATTATCTGGAATGGATATTGTAGCTTTAGAAATGAGTCAAATATTTGTTAGCTTTGGTAATGTTTTACAAGGTACTTTTGCTCAAGCGTTACAGAGTTCAGATGGTTTTTTCACTTCTTTTATTGAAGGTGCTAAAAGAGCAACTAAGGCTCTACTAGCGCAATTAGCTGCAACTGCTGCATTAAATGCCATTATAGGTGGTTTGGGAATAGGCAAAGCCTTAGGATTTTCTAACATAGGTGGAGTAGGTGGCTTAGGAGATATGCTCGGTAGTGTTTTAGTTCCATCATTTGCAACTGGTGGAATTGTAAGTGGACCTACTTTAGGACTTATGGGAGAGTACGCTGGAGCTAGAACTAATCCAGAAGTCATCGCTCCATTAAATAAATTAAAATCTATGATAGGAACAAACGGAGGCTCTACAGAGGTATTTGGTGTAATAAGTGGAGCTGATATATTACTAAGTTCAGACAGAGCAAGAAACAATAGAAATAGAACAAGAGGTTACTAATGGCAATAGATACTAGATTAGTAGGAGAATTTCAAAGCGATAGAGGTACTTATTATAAAGTCTCTATAATTGACACACAAAGCTCTACAGCTACTCAATATGATGTTGAGGTGGCTGGTAATGGTTTTGACTTAACATACCAAACAGATACAGATGATAGATTTACTGGTCTAATTCCATCAGAGGTTAAGTTTACTATGTTTGTCAATGACCCTTTTAATAGTGCTAAACAAAGTATTTTAGCCTCTATAAGAACAAGCGAATATAAAAGGTGGCAACTAAAAATAGAATCATCCACTAACGGAAGCACCTTTTATTTGTTTTGGGCTGGTAATTTATTAAACGAAATAAATCCAGAGGCTGACGAATCTTTGCCAAGACAATTTACACTTACTGCTATCTGTGGTCTTGCTGCTTTAGAAAATATACCATTCAATGAGGATGTAAATTATCTTTTTACATCAGCATATTCTTGTTATCGTTATGTATTTAACGCTATAAACACAGACATTAACACAGATAACAACTGGGCAACAGATGACCGATTTATCAGAACTATGGTAGATTGGACAAATTCACAAATACCTAGAAACAACGCAACAGACCCACTTAACAACACAAGATTTATAGCTGCTACATTTGCTCCAGTTGATAACAATGGAGTGAGACAGCCAGAGACAGCATTTAAGCTGTTAAATCAAATCTGTAAAGCATTTGGAGCTAGATTATATCTAAGTGAAGGGATTTGGTATTTTATTCAAGTGAATACCTATGAAGAAATGGATAGTTCTGACCAATACTATAGAGACTATAAGAAAGGAAACAACGGAAGCACACATACTCCAGACTTCTATGGTACTATAGATTTAAACACTTCAGAAGATGGTACTAACATAACTAGATTGGCTGGTAATAAGTTTGACTTTTTAGGTATATTAAAACAAGCTAAAGTCTCTTATGAAATGTTTGGTAGTTACGACTTACTACCATCAACAATAACTAACGCTAGTGGCACAAGTAACACAGTAAACAACTCTATAGTAGCTTGGAATGGTTGGCGTTCAACTGGTGCTGGTTTTAATACTGACTCTGGTATTTACGGAGTAAACGATTTAACTACTTCTACAGACTATGCTTCTTTTTATATGGGAGAGTTACAAGTATTAGATGGGCAGACAATTAAAATAAATAGAACATTTAATAGAGCTATAAATGATACATACTCTGGTTGGGGATTTACTGACAATCAATCTATTTTATTTTATCACAGACTAAAACTAGACGATGGTGCTGGAGATGTTCGCTATGCTCGTTCTACTTATACTAATGGTGGTCTAGCTCAATGGACTTCTGATGATGTTTGGGGAAATGCTCCAGACTATAATGTGCCTTATACTATATTTGGTGCTTCTGAATTGTTTTACGCCACGCCAGATGTAAGTGGCGATTTAGGTTCTTTTGTTTTAAACTTTCAGACTGCTGAAGTGCCTATAGCTGGAGACTTATATTTTGAGTGTTATGCAAAAGTATATTATGACTATGGAACAGACGACCCAGATACTGGCACAGAAATAACATCTGCAACAGACCAAGCTAAATTATATATATATTCAGCTCCAGAAAACTCAGCAGAACAAATATTTCAAATTTATATCAACGGAGAAAGTACATCTAAGCAAACCTTCATAACATTACAAAACATAGCAAACGGATTAACTTATGAAGTTGGAGACTTATTAATAGGCTCTGGACCAACTGCAACGAATGTTGGTAGATTACAATGTTATAACAATGCGTCTTGGGATGATGGCACTAATATAACTTGGGAAGCATACGGAGGTGGTAGTGGTAAAGCTATCTCTAAGCTATTACTTAATGAGATAATGGCTGGCCAAAACGAAGGAGCTAGAGTCTTTGATGGTGCTTTAAAAATATTGACTAATAATGTAAGTACTAATGGCTACAAATTTCACAATGGAATTACTATAGACAGCTCTTTATTTGTGCCTTATCAGACAACATTTATAGCTAATGAAGATACTTGGCAAGGAGAATGGTATGAAATAAATACAAATACTACTACTTTGACTGATGATACTGAAGCTGAAACATTAAACACTAACAACACAATAAACACTAATAGCTGGTAATGAGTTTACAAGGATACTTAAATAATCAAGTCTTAGCAACAGTTTCTGTTACATCTACAACAGCTACTACTACTTTTTTACAGATATATAGTCCAACTATGTTAATGGCTAAAAGTGGCGAAACAGTAAAGATTATACACAAAGGAACTGGTAGAGAATACAACGTGACTTTAACATCTGACTTAACTACCACAACCACTAGACTAGATTTTAGTTCTACTACATTTGATACAATAATCCCAGAGGGAAGCATTATAATACAATCTAACCTTGATAAATGGGACACTATATTTAGAGATTATACTATAGTAACTCATAAATTATATGAGTCTGGAAATACTCACGGTAATACATCTTTGATTAATCCACGATACCCTAGCATAATGGATATAAATGCTGGTAGTACTTGGTCTGATGGAGACACCTTAGCTAACTCTTATCTCAATAATAGCATTTTTAGAGCTCCACACGATGGATGTAAAATAGAGAGAGTTACTTGGGACATTAACTCAGATGCTACAACTGGTCACAATGCTGTATTTAGTTTATGGAAAAAACCTATAACAGAGTTAGGTAATACAGCAACAGATATTACTTTAGTAGATACAACTACTTACACAGCACAAAACGACATAAATTATGTTTTAAATAGAGACACACAAAACGCTACAACATTAAACTCTAACGATTGCTTAATACCATCTTTTAAAAAGTCTGGAAGCGCATCTAGTAGCGACAAATTTTACGCAACATTAACGCTATTGATTAGCACAGACCCAAGACAATGATGAAAAATATATTAAAAGAAACATCAGACGTATTAGTACTAAATACCACTACATTTACTTTTGCTACTTTAGCTGATGTTGAGGTAGTGTTAAAAATAGCTGTTTTATTACTCTCTATTATATATACAACTGACAAGATAATTTACAACCGAAAACGAAGAAAAAAGAATGAATCTAAAGACGTGGCAAAAAAGTCTAAATAAGGCCGACGAAGATATGGCATTGAAACACTTTAAGTTAAGTGAGTTTGACTCAGACGTTAATGGAAGTGGGAAAAATATGAAAAGAGACTTTCTTAAAAAGCTAGACAAAGCTAGAGATATAGCTAAAATACCTTTTAAGATAACATCTGGATTTAGAACACCACAACACAATGAAAGACTAAGAAAGCAAGGTTATAAGGCTAGTGCTAACTCAAGCCATTTAAAAGGCTGCGCTGCTGATATATACTGCAAAGATAGTGGCACAAGACAAAAGATAGTTAATGGCCTTATACAAGCTGGATTCACTCGTATCGGCATAGCTGACACTTTCATTCATTGTGATACTGATAAAGATAAAAACGATGCTATATGGCTATACTAACAAATATACTAAGCAACTTATTAGGCAAAGCTGATACAATCATTGACGAATGTATCACAAGCACAGAAGAAAAAATGCAGTTAAAGAACGAGCTGCAAAAGATTATCCAAGAGCAAGAGGCTCTGATAGAACAAGAAGTTACTAAAAGATGGGAGTCAGATAACTTACAATCAAGTTGGCTTCCTCGTAACATTAGACCATTAGTCTTAGCTTGGCTTGTAGTTTCTACTACTTTGCTTATATTTATAGATGCTGGAGTTATTACATTTAACGTAGATGAGCAATGGGTAGACCTACTACAGATAGTTCTTATCACTTGTATAGGTGCTTATTTTGGTTCTAGAGGATTGGAAAAAATAAAAAATAAATGACAAAGGAAAAGAGGTATAGACTAAAGACAGATGAATGGGAACTTATAGACGAATATAGAAAAGACAAAGAGAGACAATCTCTATTGGCTGACGAATGCAACGAGGCTGGTATAGATGTCGGCTCTGTTTCTCATTATTGGTACAAGAGTAAGAAGTTCTCAATATTTGCTAAACCTAATGAATTTACTAAAGATGAATTTTTACAATCTATTGAGGAGCTTATCTCACAATACTCTCCTAAATATCCCACCATTGATTATCCTACTAGACAAGATGGCCACTTACTTATAATAAATCCAGCAGACGTACATATTGGCAAATATGCCGATGCTAGTGAAACTGGAGATGAGTATAATATAGAAATAGCTAAGAACAGAGTAAGAGAAGGAGTTAAGGGTATTCTAAGAAACGCTGAAGGCTATCCAATAGAACGGATATTGTTTTGTATAGGTAATGATATACTGCATACTGATAACGTACAAGGAAACACTACAAAAGGCACTCCACAAGATAAAGACGGTAAATGGCATAAACACTTTACTGAGGCTTTAGAGCTTTATGTTGAGGTAGTAGAGATGTTAATGCAAATAGCTCCAGTTGATTGTGTTCACTCTATGAGTAACCACGATTATATAAGTGGCTTTCATTTAGCACACGCTTTAAAAGCTTGGTATAGAAATACAGAAGCTGTTAGCGTAGATGCTGAACCAATGCACAGAAAGTATTATAAGTATAAAAATAGTCTAATAGGATTGACTCACGGAGACGGTGCTAAGTTACCTAACTTACCTTTGCATATGGCTCAAGAAGAACCAAAGTTATGGGCAGATACAAAATATCGTTATTGGTATTTACATCATTTACACCACAAACAACGTTATAAGTTTATGACTAGTTTTGATAACGTAGGTGTGACGGTAGAGTTTTTACGCTCTCCAAGTGGCTCTGATGCTTGGCACTATCAAAAGGGATATACTGGTAGTATTAAAGCAGTTGAGGGATTTATACATAATGAATACGGACAAATAGCACACTTAACTCATATTTTTTAATATATTTGCGAACTTGTTTTAATTTTAGAGGGAGTTGTTAACCCTCGTATTAGGTTTGTTTTAGGGGGTAGATTAACGTCTATCCCTTTTTTTTATGCTTATATTTAAAAAACTTTAACATTTTTTTACTCTAGTAAACTTAAAAAATTACACTTTTTTTGTTAAAAAGTTTGCACAGAATAAAAAAGCGTTATATATTTGTACCAACAAACAAACTAAAACACAAAACAATGACAACAAACAACAACAATTTTAGATTTACAGACCCAACAAACTTTGCTTCACACGTTATGCCATTTTGTATAAACGGAGAGATAGCAGAAATCGAATTGACTGACAGACCAAATGACTTTGTAGAAGTTAGAGTATTAAGAGATGGTTTTTTAATAGTTTTAAACGGAGAGGCAATTAAGAAAGCTGTTAGATGGTCAACAATAGAAAAACACTTAAATAAAATTAACAACAAATAAATAACAATGGGGAGAGCAATCTCCCCTTTTTAAAACAACTAACAATGAAAACAAACGATTTACACAAACCAACTTACTTAGATGCTAAATTAGAGCTTGGAACACAAGTACAATTCTTTAGCTTTACATTAACACAATTATGCTCTTATTTAATGGTTTTAGCCTTTCTAACGCTACTTCTGTTAAATTTCATACCAACATACTACACAGAGGTGTTAAGCCTTTATAGTGGCTCTTTTATCACTATGGTAGTTTTTTACATTAAATACGGAACTAATTAAAATCAATAAATATTATGAAAAAAGTAGTAAAAACAGTAAAATCAGATGGCTCTTTTGAGTCGCAATACGGACACTTCTACAAGTGGCTATTAGAGTTTGAAGATGGATTTAAGGGCGAGTACCTATCCAAGACTGAAGCTCAGAACAAATTTATAGAAGGTCAAGAGGCTGAAATAGAAGTTAATACAAGAGAGTACAACGGTACTACAATTAACAAGATTAAACCAGCTTCTACGTTTCAAGGTGGAGGTAAGAGCTTTACAGCAGCTCCTAAGGACAATAAGACTCAAGAGTATATTATTAAGCAGAACGCTTTGACAAACGCTTGTAACATAGTAGGAGAGGCTGATATTCCTAAGATTATAGAAATAGCTGACGCATTCAAAGAATACGTTTTAAACGATGTAAAACCTAAAACAACAAATAATGGCACAGACTTACCTTTTTAGTAAAACAACAAGAGACGAAGCATTCGATACAGATACTAGCTATGCTTTTAGATTAAGAGTAGGACGTGGCTGGTTACACTTAAACAAGAAAGCTACAGAGCTTATAGAACACGATGACCACTTAGAAATTAAGTTAGCTGATTGGTATATCAACGTAGGCGAGAAGTTTATAGCAGATACTGTTATAAGACAAGAACGTTGCAACGACTTACAAGAATATTATCACTTTTTAAAGAATATAAAAGATGACTAAAAAAGAACGAATAGACAAGATTTTAAAAGATTCTCACTTGATAATCAACGAGGCTACTGGTACAGACATCAGTAAGACTAGGAAAGACGAAGCAAGGAGAGAATCAAGAAAGAAGCTGAGAGAGCTAAAAGACTTAGCTCCAATAATTTATGAACGAGTTAAAGTAGAATTTGATGGATAGTAGATTAATAAAATTAAAAAAAACAGCTTGTCATTTATACAGTATAAAAGACAAAGATTTTAGTTCTAAAAATAGAGCAAGACATTTGGTAGATATAAGGCGTATGGTTTACGCCATTTGTAAAGATTTATTAGAAATGCCTTGGACACATATAGGTAAAGCTTTTAGCGTTAATCACGCTACTATTATGCATCATTATAAAGTACATAAAAGCTTATTAGATGTAGATGCAGTATATAATGAAAAATTTAATAACTTGTTGGACATTTATAAGGCTGATATTGACTACATAGATATGAATGAAATGTTACAGCTAATTAGAGCTTTGAAAACACAAACAGCAAGAAAACAAATTTATAAACAACTAATTAAAGAAAATTATGAAAACGAAATTATCACAAAAACAGAAAGTATTAAGACATCTTAAAGAAATAGGTAGTATTACACCACTAGAAGCGTTTAATGACTACGCTATAATGAGACTAACATCTCGAATCTGCGAACTTAAAGACGAAGGCTATGACATCAAGTCTGAGCTTGTATCAAGTCAAAACAGATTTAAAGAAAAAGTTTCATTCTCTAAATATACACTCAATGAGAAGAATTAGAGTAGAAAAGTCCACTAACTATACAACTATAAACAATGAGTTTATATTTAACAAGGACTTATCGTTAAAAGCTAAGGGATTGCTATGCCATCTCTTGGCTTTACCTAACGACTGGAAGTTATACGTTGAGGAGGTAGAGAAATGGCATACAGACGGCAAGGCTGCAATCTATTCAGCGTTTAAGGAGCTGACATCTAATGGCTATATGAAACGAGAGCAAAAACGTGAAAAAGGTAAGATAGTTTCTTGGGATTATATAGTCTTTGAGAAACCACATACCGATTTTCAAGAAATAGAAAAGTTAGATATAGAAAAATTAGATGTAGAAAATCGACCACTACTAAATACTAATATTACTAAATACTTAAATAAACTAAATACTGATAATACTAAAACAGAAAGGGATTATCCTTTTGAATTGAATTTAGAGGCTTGGAATTTATGGAAAGAATTTAGGAAAGAGCAATTCAGAACTACCTATAAAAAATTAGGAGAAGCTGCGGCCATTTCTAAGCTATTAAGAATCTCCAACAACAACAAAGAAAACCAGGCGCAAATTATCCAGCAGTCTATAGAGAATGGATGGAAGGGATTATTTGAGCTTAAAACAGAAAAACAAACCAAAGTCCAAAAGATACTAACTAACTATCAGAAAGGACTTGAAATGATAAACAAAGAATATGATGACTAAAGAACAAACAGCAGAGCTTAATTTATTAATCGCTACCTTTAGGTGCTTTAATGAGCAACTATACAATCTAAAAGGCTCACATTCTGGAGTAGTAAAGATGAAGTTTAATAGGCTAGTAAAAGTGGCTAATCAATATGAGAGAGAGATAGTCCAATGGACAGAGGGAAGCGAACAACTAGAGCTGATATATGACAGCCTAATGGAAGTATTAATAGAAGTTAAAAAGCAAGTAAATGAGTAAATATTACGAGATTAAAAAACGTGAAGATGTAACGGTTAAAAATATGCTTGAGATATATGGCAAAAGCTCTAAATATCGAAAGAAAATAACTTGGGACACATTATACTTAATAACTGGATGGACACACATACAACAAACTAAAGATGAAAGACAAAAGTAAACAAGTGTGGTATTTATATGCTCACGACATTAAAGAACTAAAAAGAGAATGCTATGAGATAATAGCTACGCTTTACGTCCAGCTAGGACAAGCTCCAGAAGCTGAGATAGTAGTACAGATGACTAATCTATTTTGTAATGACTTAGCTACTAACTATGGCTCTATGGAATTAAATGAGGTAAAGTTTGCTCTTAATAAACACATAAGAGAGAACGATGGTCCACATTTTGTTAATGTTCCAACGTGGAATGAAGCTCTTAGAAGTTACAAGATGACTAAAGCACTTAAAAAGCAGACTAATCAAATAGACCAATACGAAGTCTATAAAAAGAGAGTAGAGTCTTTTAGCAAGGTTATTGACAAGAGAGAAACTAAAAAGATAGGCAATGCCAACAACAATAAGTAAACTTAAAAAAAAGCTAGACGTTTTGTTTAGTCAGTACATAAGGCGTAGAAATGCAGACCACTTAGGTAGAGTTAAGTGCTTTACTTGTGGAGTAGAGAAACATTGGAAAGAGCAACAAGCTGGACACTTTCAGAGTCGCAGTCATCACTCTACTCGTTGGGATGAGGTAAACGTACAAGTGCAATGCGTTAAGTGCAATATGTTTAGACAAGGAGAGCAATATAAGTTTGGACTATACTTAGACGATAGGTTTGGAGATGGCACAGCAGAGGAGTTAGAAAACAGAGCAAAGACAATAGTAAAACTAAACAGAGTAGACTATGAAGAAGCAATCGAAAGGTATAAACAAAAGATTAGAGAGCTGGATTAACAATCGATTGTTTAAAACTTTAAACCCAAAAGATTGGGAAATTGAATCAATTTTATATATTTACAATAATGAAAAAGACAGTAATATTCGAGGGAGGAGTGAACAAGGTAAGCACTCTAGCAGACGGAACTCTAAGTATTAACATACATACTCAAGAGCTACCAGAAGAAACAATGATGAGAGTCTTTAGCTTACGTAAATCTCCTGGAATGGTTCTAATAAGCTCTGACGATATAAGCAAGGCAGAGGTCGAAGAGGTTGAGAAGTTTACTACAGACTTTGAAGTAGGTAAGACTAAGACAGCTTCACAAAGATTAAGAGCTGTATTATATAGAGTATGGGAGCAAGGCGACCAAAATTATGATTTTGTTCTGTGGTACGAATCTCAAATGGAGCGTATAATAAACAAGTATAAGACAACACTTGAGCAATAATAGGGCGACCAGGCATCAAGAGATATGGAAGAGAACGAAGAACGGACTAAAGCTTGTATTACCCAAAAAGATTAAAACAGACATAGGATTTCAGCTAATGTTTGGACATAGAGAGGACTACAGAGTAGAAGAAAAAAGAATAGAAGATAACGCTAACAGATACCAAGCTAAAACATATTTAAGTATTGAAGATTTTAAGCAGCATATTTAGAACACTATTTGCACTGTTAGTTATAATCAGTTGTTTGCCTATATTTGTATTAATATTTTTACACTTTTTTATAGTGGGATTTGTAGCAGAAGAAAACAAAAGAAATGACTATAAAACAAATGCAAGAAAAACAAATGAAGAAAGCATTGAGCAAGTATAGTACTATAGAAGAAGCTGCTAAAGTTTTAGGTATAAGTGCTAGAAAGTTATATTTCTTTAAAAGAAAAATAAAAGATGAAAATAATAGCATCGGTTAGTATAGAGGTTAGAGTAGACGATACAGAGTTATTAGACGATGCTAAGGAAAGAGCAATAGACGAGCTAATAGACTCTTTAGAGGATTGGATAAACAATAACGGTATTCCTCCAATAATATCTATAGAGTATAAGCTTCCAGAGATAGATGAGAATCAACAATTATTAAACTAATGCCAAGTCTACCAAAGGGAAAGAAAAAGAAATGGATAGCAAGTAGTAAGAAGACTACTGGCTTTACTGAGAAGCATAAGAGCGAAAACTATGACTTCTATAATAGTAGAGCTTGGAGACAGCTTAGAAAGTGGCATATAGAACGAGAGCCACATTGCAGATGGTGTAGTGAAGAGGGCAAAGTAAACTATAAAGATAAGATAATCATTGACCACATTATAGAGATTAAAGACGGTGGAGATAGACTAAACCAAGACAATCTACAGACTTTATGTCTACCACATCACAATCAAAAAACAGCGTGGGCAAAAGCAAAACGTAAAAGAAATGGCAAAGAGTAAATACTTCTATGACTATACAAGGAACAGAGACGAAGCTAAAGAAGTTATAGAGGACTTAAAGAGTAATCCTATACCAAACTACTATGTAGGTAATACTTATGGCTATGAAGCTCGTAAAGTATGTGAGGACTGGGATTTAACCTACAACATAGGCACAGCAGTAACCTATCTACTTAGAAGTAGCTACAAGCACGATAGTCCATACGATTGCATACAGAAGGCTATAAATCATTTACAATTTGAATTAGATAAACTAAACAACAGAGAACAATGACAAGTGAACTACTAGACTTATTCGAGGAAGCAAAGAGAATAATAGATAAGCAAGAGGAATTAATTAAGATGCAACAATCATTAATTAAGACAATGCAACAAGGACTGCAAGGAGTAGAACTAAACGAGTTACTACTAAAGAAACAACTAGCAGACTTACAAGAGGAACTAGAAACTATTACAAAAGATTATATAGATGTAATGGGGGGGGGCGAAAAAGTATAACCAATATGTCAGTACATCGCACGGGGGAT